ATTTTTTTTTGTAAAATCAAGAGCGGAACCGCCCACAGGCAATGCCGCTCTCTACAAAGGCCGTAGCCTTTCAAGTCTAAAGGCGTCTCCCGCATAGTACGCGCTGTGAGTAGGCGTGCAGGAGACTAAATCTCGTAAGCTGTGCGCTTGTGCTGACAGAAATCTTTAGGCCAGACCACACCAGCAATTCATTAGGCGAATTGTCTGTAAATATTATACCACAATCCGTGCAAAAAGAAAAGCGGCAGACCCGAAAGCCTGCCGCTTTGTTTTGCCAAGAATCAAGCTTCAGAAAAAAAACATAAGATTACGAGTATCTGTAGCAATTCCAAACTTCGTCGGATTTATTGTAAGCATCGTCTGGACACATCCCAATTTTCAAGGCCAATTGATTTGATGCCACATTATCTTTTCGAGCTATCCACAACAGTGGTTTATTATCAAAATAAGATCTATGAGCTGTATACCATTTAATTGCCGATTGTGCAAGATTCAAAGCGTATCCATGTCCTCGATAGTTTTTATCATTTCTTGTTGCAACCGCTACATCTATATATGAACATTCTTCAAATAGGTCAAAAAACGCAACAGGAGTGTCGTCACTGATTTTTAAGAATCTTTTTATAACATATTCTCCTGCTGTAATTGTTAGATATTCATCGTTGTAAACACCAAGCATCCGCTGTTCCTCTGAAGATAGTGTTTTAACGATGTTATCTACAAGTGGTTTTGTTTTTGCTGTGACTTTTGCTCTTTGTTTATAAATATTATTTTTGTTCGTCATAAAACCCTAATTCTTCAGAAATTACGCTTCACTCCTTCCAAATAGAATTTATGAAGCATTTTTTCGTATTCACATCTACACTGTGGGCACAAATCCGAGACAACGCCCTCGCCTTTCAAGCTCCATTTTTTATCATCAGGAACGTAATAACTCGTGACATTGTTTGGAAATTCATAATTCAAAGGCACTTAGGTCGTACAAATAGCATATTGCACATCCAGCATTTTATCAATGCCTTTCAGCCGGTAGCCTATCGCCGTCCGGCTGTAATGTGTCTGTGCTGCAATGTCCGGCAGCGGGAGCCGCTCAACGTACCGCAGTAAGGCTATCTTACGGTCTACCCTCCCAAGCGGTGCGCTTTTGATGACTACGGTCATCTGCTGTCGGTCAAGGCCTTGCAGCGCAGCGGGCAGCACCACACGAGCCGCCGCCACAGGCAGCACCGAGCCAGAAAGGCTGCGGCAACTGTCCGGCGTTGCGCACTCGAGCGGTCACAGCACGGTAATGCCCCATTTTGCCGCCGTTGGCAAAATGGTCACACACTGCGGGCCACAAAATCGGGTACGCACGCTGATCATAATAATAGCGAGGCGTTTGCTCGTATGTAGTGCTTGCCATGATATCACTCCTTATTGTGAACAATGATATAACGAATTGTGGAAATTTTGACGATAAAGCTATCGTCCGGGTTGTTTTGTTGCACACCGCTGAGCGCAACGTATTCGCCATTTAGCCACAAAATATTTCCTTCCAACCGCATGAGCCATTTTCCGCTACCATCGAAATCAGCGGCATGATTATCCAAGTCGATTTCGAGGTAAAAACCATCGTTCTGTTCTGCAAAGTATTTTTGCAGAACAGAAGTGATTTCTTTCGTACTCATGTTTTTGGAATCAGCAATGACTTTGATGTAGTGATAATAAAACATTTTTTGTCTCCTTACTCCTTGCTATCCAAAACGGTTACTGCATACACGCGGAGGTTTTCCAACTTTTCGATAACAGCCTTATAAGTTGCTTCCGTTGCGATGTGCGAGATGCGCTCCAGCTCGTTGTTCTCCTTTGATGCAGCGATAATTTCATCCGCAGATATGCGTTTCATGGATTCAATCAAATCGAGCAAATCTTCGGCATTTACTGCGTTCATATCATCTCTCCTTGCTTAGTGCCGCTTTCATGTAGCTCATAAATTACCCCTTGTTGATGGTAGGCTTCTTTTCTGCCAGTGCCTTTTTCATCATGCCGACGGCCTTTTCAATCACGCTGTCCAGCACTTCATCGGTGATGAAAGGCTTCAGCCAGTCCGGCAGTGCGCCCCGTAGCGCGGCAAAGACCTGCGCCTTTTTCTTTGCGCCCTGACCGCTGCCCATGATGCTATCCTCAGCGATGGTCACGAGCTCCAGCGCCCAGTCCTTGACGTACTGCTTGTAACCCAGCCGGATAGCACCAACGGCCAGCGCGGCAAAGCCAATGAACATCAGTACCAGTGCGATGGGTGCGGGGATAAAGTTAAACATTGCTTCCATGATTTGTTACTCCTTTCAGCAGGTAGTTGTTGATATCGGATTTGCTTTTTTGCATACCTTCGCGATTGTTGCCGGACAGTTGCGAATCCAAAAGATTTTGTACGCCAACGAGTACGAGACGCATTTCTTCATCGAGGCCGTCAAAGCGGCGCAGGTCTCTTGCAAGGGCCTGTGCGTGCTGAAGCTGTCCCTGTTCCAGCACGCCAAGTCTTTTTTCGAGCGTATCCATTCGCTTGTTCTGCGCATCGTCGGGGGCCTGTGCATTTTTGACGTACTTGTGGATGATGTCCAGCACCTTGTCGATGGTGATGACCGCAGCGCACAGGCTGCCCAGGATGCCCAGCACCCACAGTAAAGCTTCTTTTTCGGTCATTTACCCTCCCGGAGACGGGTCAGGCCCTTCTTGCGGATGATACCCGCATAGTCCTTGTATGCGTGGGACATGTCAACGTTGGTGGTCACACCGGGTACACGGGCCTTGCTGGTGTACTGCCACATGCCAAAGGGCCAGCTGGGAGCAGGCTTCTTCGTGCGGTAGGCAGCCAGCCACACGTCGTATGGTTTCAGCTCTGCACCGCCCATGTACAGGAAGGTGTTTCCGAACCACAGGCCGGTGTACAGCATGGCGTACACGCCCCAGCTTTCCACCGTGCTCAGCATGTAAGCTGTCAGGTCGGTCAGCGCGGCCTTGCCTAGCGGCTTCTGCACCTCGTCCTCGATGTCCACGGCCACCGGCAGCTCAAAGCTCCGGCCGGTGAGCAGCTTCTTGAAGTAGGCCAGCTCTTTGTCGGCCTGCTCCCGGTTGACCGCCTTGAAATAGCCATACACGCCGCAGGGGATGCCCAGCCGCTTGCACTCGGAATAGTTGCGAGCAAACTGCGGGTCGGTGTAGGGGGCACTGGGCCTGCCCGCTGCACTGTTGCCCATGGCGCGAATCATTACGCCGTCCACCTTGCCGCTTGCCTTGACCTTGTCCCAGTTGATCGTGCCCTGATGCCGGGACACATCCATGATTTCAGCCATAGTGTCCTCCTTACTGGGTGATTTCCTCAAAGCCGCTCTTGATAAGAATTGCCTTGACTTTCTCCTTCAGCAGGCGGGGGCAGCGCTCGTACAGAGCCTTTGCATCCTCCATAGTCTCAGCAGACATGATTTCCTGTGCCCATAACATTGCCATCATACGTACCATCCTTTCTAATTTTTGTGTGATTTTATGCATAAACAATCTCGCTCATTTCAAGCAAGCACTGTTTCAACATCTCGTTTTCTTTTTGCAGTGCCGCCACCGTCTCCGGCAGCTTCTCCCGGGCTTCGGCCTTTTTGCGTGCTTCTTCTTGCGCGGCCAGCTCTTCGGCGGTGTAGCGGATGTACTTCTGGATGGGCACCTGTTCCACCCATTCCTCCTGTGCCTGAACGCCGGGACGGTCGATGATTTTCTGCACGTCCTTGCCACCGTTCGGATACTCGGTCACGGTCTCCCAGTGCCACTGCTCCTCCACGCCCTCCACGGCGGGGTGCTCCACTGGTTCGGTGCCGCCCACCAGATATCCAAGCGTCAGGTCAGGGTTTTCAATGGCTGCACCGTTCTCGTCAATGATCTTCATGGTTCAAAACCTCCTTTCTCAGGCCACGCGCTTCCAGATGTGCACATAGTAGGCGGCAGGCTGCACGGTGGCGCTGCGGCCGTAGATTGAGTTCGAGCGGGAAGCATCAAAGTAAACATCATACGTCGAACCTGAATCACCCCTGTAGCCACCCCAAGAAGTATTGATTTCTACGAATTTTAAAGCTCCCGATGATTTCAAAGACGCTTTTGAACCACGGAATGGGGAGGAATCTGCGTTTGCTTCTCTTAAGCTGCCCGTGATGTTCGGCAGTCCGGCCTCCACGGTGGTGCCCGCTGCGTGGCTTCTGCTGGCACCCATCAGCACGCGGTCGGATGCGATCTCTTCCCATGTGCCGCCAAACAGGGCGGCAGGGCTGGTGGGGTCGGTACTCTGGTAGATGCTGCCCACGGGATGATTTGCAAGCTTTTGCGCTTCAAGAAGCCTGTTTACTTGTTCCCGTGTGTAGTAGTCGGATAAATCAGCTTTTTGCACGCTGTCCTTCCACGCGCCGGTGTCACCGTCCCACGTCCAGATGGTATCGGTCGTGCCGACCACTGCCCACCAGCCGTTTTCGCCCACCGGCACAGCAGTCTTGAGGGCTTCCGGCGTGGCATACCAACCCTGTGCACCAATGGTGATGGTGCGCACCTGCTCGAAATATTTTTTGGTTCCTTCCAGGTTCTTGGCGGACTCCGTCTCGGACGCTTTCGAGGCAGTCTGGCTTGCAGCGGCGGCTGTCGCACTGGATGCCGCAGCCGCGGCTTTGCTTGTGGCTGTGCTGGCCTGCGCCGTCGCGGTGCTGGCTGCTCCGGTGGCGGTCTGAGCGGCTTGCAAAGCAGCCTGCTGCTGGCCTGTCACTTCCTCGGCGTACTGCTTGACGTACTCCATGCCCTGTGCGATGTCCTCACGGACTTCCACGCCGCGCTCAGCCTTACGGATTCCCGCAATGGCTTCATCAAAAGTTTTATCCATAAAACACCTCCTATCTCATTAGCCTGACATGTACCCTTTGAGCGATCGACTCAAATCGTAAGCATCGGACGCTTTGCGTGCACTCAAAGCCTGCAGGTCGCTGATGCTGGAAAACTCAGTGCCAAATGTAAACTCCTTTTTATCCGGCGAATCCAACGGCTCAACAAGCTTGGAACACAGCAACCAGGTATCTACACCATGCGGTGCAGAGAAAATGTGAGTTTGCTTTCCAATTGCAATACGGCTGACATCAATATCAGCGTCTTTCAGATCGACCGCTTTGACTGTCATGCCGTTCAGATAGCGCAGATTTTTGGCAAGTTCTTCCTCTGCCGCATCCAGCAAAGACTGCGGCGTGCTTTCGATGCCTTCAATAAAGATCACTTTTGTGATGATGCCAAAAAGCTTTTGCGCAGCCAGATCGTTTGCGGTTTCTGTGATGGTCTCGCCCCACGAAAAAACAAGCCATGTTATCTTTTTGGCACCTACCGCGATCACCCGCGTGTAGATATCCTCTGCTTTGACGTTGTTGGTCAAATCCAACAAGTTTGTTCCAAAAGCCACCGTCTGGCTGTTTTTATCGGTGATCGCCTGCAGATAGTCCAGATACCGGCGCGGTTTTCCGTTAGGATCCTCTGCATGGCGCAGCACCAGATATCCGCCGTACTTTTCAACCAGCTCACTCTGCAAGATGTCCCATGTAATGCCATAGTTTTTTCCATCGCCAAAGCTGTATGTAGGTTCCTTCACATCAAACAAAAAGCGAGAATCAGTCTTGCCGTTGATAGCAAGGATGTATTTCCCGTTTTGCTCGGTGATTTTAAAAGTCTTGGATTCAGATGCCTGCTCAACGTTGTAAATGGAGTACGTGCCAAAATTTTTGTTGCAAGTACCGCAGACGATTTCGGCTTTTTTCACTTCGACCTTTGCGGCGTACGTTTTGCCCTTTACATAGGCTGCAAACAGACGCACGCGGAAATTGTTGCTTCCAATCCGTGAAATAATGCGACCTTTCGCAATGTGCTCTTCATCGATTTCCCAGCTCAGGCAGGAAGCTTTGTTGATCTCTGTTTCCTCATAGAAAATATTCGTCTTTCCATCCACGGGATCTACAATTCCCCAGTGGTAAATGTAATCTCCATCATTAGAATCGTAACTGTAACCCACCTGCACGACTTTGATGCCGTCGATATAGGGCACGATCATGGGAATGTCCATTTGCACATTGCCGGGAGTAAAAGCTTTGTATGTATCTACCATTCCGTTGTGGTTATCGCAGATCCATTCCAAAAACTGCGAAAAGCTCACATTTTTTGCAGCGTATGGCGCAATGCCGCTGTCATTCAGATACGCAAGCTCCCCTTCGCAGTAGATTTTCTGACGCATCAAAAAATCCTGCTCATGGCTCATGGGACGGCCCTGCCAGATGGAAACGCCGTCCTGTTCCACCTCTACCGTAGTGCGCAGCTTTTGCAGCGCAGAGTGTGCCACATTGCCCAGCGGCATGGTAAACTCAAAAGAGCCAGCTTTACCCACTTCGCGGGTCAGCGTGGGGCTGATGAGCTTTTTCGTGTCGGTAATGTCGCTGATATCGTGGATACAGACCTTAGTTTTCCATGTGTCTACATCCGTCTGCACACCAGCATAAACTTTGTAGCTCATAGGCTTGCCCCCAAATACTTGATACTGATGCTGCAGTCTGCCGATGCAGCAAAAACGAGGGTGCCCACTACGCCATCCGGCATAGTAAGCCCCTCGATATACTGCCAGTCGGTGGACTTGGCCAGAATGCCCACCTCAAAGCCATTGAGAGACACCGCGATGTTTGCGGCGGTCTCGCTGCGCTGGAAGTAGATGCCGGCCGCACGCGGTGCACCGGTGATGGACACCTCTTTGTCCTCGCCCGCCTTGAGCGGGATATTCGTGTAGTTGCGCACGATGTCCGTTTCAAAGTTGAAGTCATCCCACAGCCAGTCGTTGGTGCCGTCGTAGACGCTGCGCTTGAAGGGGTTGCAGGTGCCGGTGATGGTAAAGGCGCTGGAAAGCCGGTCGCGGGATGGTGTGACTTTCCAAAGCCCTTCCCAGTACCACGCCGGGTCTTCATCAAAGCGGCACTGCAGCCACTTGCCATGAATGGCATTGGCAATGGTGCTTTCGATGCTGGGCCACTTGCTTTTTGGCGCGTTGCACAGCAGTTCCATGGTGATGGTGCGCTTTTTATAGTGCACCTTGCCATCGTCCCATGTGGTCAGGTTCAGCAGTGAATCGGATCCGGTGACCTGCACAAGGTATTCTTCCGGTTCTGCCGCGCCGATTTTAGGGCTGCCTACCTTGAGGTACAGCCCCCAATCTGTCAGGGTGTGAAAATTTCCGATTTTTGCCCCCAGAAGCTTTGCCATTACACACCCCTCGCTTTCCGTTCCACTGTCACGCCGATGCGTGCATCTACGCTGGTCGCCATGCGGGTCGACAGCACGCCCACCAGTTCACCGGAATCCATGACCACCTGACCCTTGCCAATGTCGGGCAGATGCTCGTCCAGCATCCCCTCGATGCGTTCCAGAATGCTGGTCTGCCGGTCAACAATGGACTGCTGGCCGGTAACGCGGTACTGCAGGGCCGCACGGGTGGAGAAGGTGCCCAGACTGTCATACACGCCGGTTTTGTCAAAGGGACTCTGGTAGTGGCTGACAGGCTTCTGATTATTCTTCTTGTCCATCCACATGGCAAGGCCAATGCCGCCAGCGACTGCGCCCACGCCCAGGATCAGGGCAAGAATAGGATTTGCTGCAACGAAAGACACAATAGTGCCAAGCGCAGACGTGATGCCGCCTGCCATGCCGGAAAAGCTCTGGACGATGTTGCCTAGTGCTCCGCCCACGCCGCCGGACTTTGCAAGACCGTCGATGATCTCGCCAAAAGCCTTGACCGAATTGGTCACACCGTCGATATCGGATTTTACCCCGCCGTCAGAAAAAAGCTTCTGGAAAATATCAAATGCCTTGCCGATGCCGCCGCTGAAGTAGCCCTCATTGACCGCGGTCAGTGCCTTATTGAGCCAATCAGAGATCACATTACGCTGTCCCTGCGACACTTCGCCCCAGATCAGATTGACAAAATCCAACCCAAGACTTGCCCAGTCGCCGTTTTTGGCGTCTTTGAAGGTGTTCTTTACCAGCCCGAAAATGCCCTTATCCAGCTGGCCGGAAGCCTCGCTCAGCTGTTGATCAATGCGGCTCTGGGTACCCTTTACGCTCTTGTCGATCTCGTTGGAGGTCTCCGTCACCTTATCTTGAATGCCGTCGATGTAAGTGATGATCTTCTCGTAGGTCTCCGCGCCGTTCTCGCCGATGCGCTGGCCGGTCTCTGTGACGGTCTTCTTGATATGCTCGCTGCCGTCCGCGTACTTTTCCACCGCCTGCTGCACCTTTGTGGTGATGCCGTCAACGGTGGTTTCAGAAATGTTGGTAAAGGTGCCCAGCAGCGTTTTTGACATGTCATCATAGGTCTTTGTGACCTTTGTGACCGTGCCGTTGACTTTGGTCTCGACCTGCTTAAAGGTCGTGGCAACACCGTTCACCATCTCCTTGCCGGTCGTGGTGGTGGTCTCGGTGATGCGGTCTTTGATCTTGCCCGCGCTGTCCTTGACCTTCTCGGTAAGAGTCTGGATGCTGGTGGTCACAGTGCCCAGCGCATTCTGTGCGGTGGTGGTAGCCGTGCTGGAGATGGACGAAATGACCGTTTCGGTGGTGGACTTGGAGCCGGAGGATCTGGATCTTTTGCCAGTGGAAGAACCAGACGGGCTGGTTGTAATGGAGCTGCCTCTGTTGCCACTGGCTGCTGCCGCTTCCGCCTGACGCTCCGACCAGCTCTTGTTGCTGATGCCAATGCCATTTAATGCATTTTCCCGCATCCTGTTACGGTTACTCTTCCGGTTATTTGCATCCGCGTACTCTTCGTAGGTATCGAAGTCTGCTGTGGCGGCTTTTCCGAGAAAACGGTTGAGTTTATAGCTCAGCTGATCCAGCCATGTGGTGGCTTTGCTCGCGAAGTCCTTGAGAGCGTTTTTTGCCGTGTTGATAGGCTCCGTCAGGCCGGTGATCGCGCCTGCGAGACCAATCCAGCCGTCCGTTTTGTAGGCTTCCTGCGCCTTTACGATCAGATCATTCAGATTGCCGATTACAACGCCGATGCCGCCGGATAAATCGCCGGTCAGCAATCCGGTCAGCTGGCTCACGTTGTCCTTCAGGGTGGAAACGCGGCCATTCATGGTCTGGCTCTGGGTGTCCATGCTGTTGTAGTAACGCCCGCCCTCTTCGGATGCGGCCTGCAAAGCCTGCGTCAGCAGATCATAACTGATGGTCATTTTCTGCACTTCGGCGGTGGACTTGCCTGTGTAGTCGGCCAGAATGCCGTACACGTCGATGCCGGCATAAGCAAACTGCTTGATATCGGCCGCTGTAGCCTTGCCGGTGTTAGCGATCTGCTGCAGGTTCTGGGACATGCGGTTCAACTCGTCGTTGCCGCCGCCGGTCGCAGAGACCGCGTCGCCCAGTGCCATGATGGTATTGCGTGCATAGGAAGCGTTCTCGCCTGCAGAGATCAAGTATTGGTTGGCCTTTGTCAGGGACTCGACATCAAACGGGGTTTTTGCCGCGTCTTCCTGGATCTGGCTCATGACCTGCTGGGCGGCTTCCGCGCTGCCCAACATATTGGTAAAGCCGGTGGTGTATTTCTCGATCTGGGCGTTGTACTCGATGCCGGAAGAGATGAACCCCTCTGCGGCACTGAGCGCAGCGGAGCCGAGCTTCGAGAAAACGCCCGCCATGACCGTGCCTTGTGCAATAGCACCGGCCAGAGACTTACCGGATGCCTTATCCGTGGAGTTGGCAAAGCCTTCCATGCCGTTGTTTGCGGCTTTCAGCGCGGTCGTGGTTGCCCTGAGCTGTGCTTCTGCCTGCGCCAACATGGTCTTGAGGTTTTTGGTCTCAGAGGACGCTTTGCCGGTCCTGCCCACCGACTCGTTGTAACGTCTGGTCAGCTCCACTACGGCCTTTGCGGCCTTGCTGTACTCTCCTGACAGCGAAGAAACGGTCTTTTTTGTCTCGGATTGCACATTTTGGATGCCCTGCCGGTAGGCGCTGTCGTCCAGCCCGAGGGTGGCGCTCAATTCAAAAAGTTTCAGGTTCCATCACCCCCGTTCAAGCCATTTTTAATGCGTGCTATCACTTCATCAGCGGACGGCTGCGGCGGCTGTGGGCGGTTTTCCACAAGCCCGGCCACCATGTCGTACCACCGCTCTTCCGCGCCTATAAGGTGCGCCAGAGCGTCCGTCATGTACGCCTGATAGCTGAGCGTGATGCGCTCTTGCCGCAAAGTGTTCAGGCAGTGCTGCAAAATGTACGGCCTGCCAAACAGCCGCAGCGCGTCCGGGCTGATGGAAGAAATCAGGCGTCTGTACCCGCCAGCACCAACGGCAGACACCAGAGCAAAAAATCCAGCACATCATCGTTGTTCAACAGCTCTTTCACCGCGCGCATCTTCTTGAACGGGCCGATGTTTTCAACCACCCCGTTTTCATCCACGTCCGGCTCATAGAGCAGCGGAAGCAGCTTTGCGGTGGCAGCGGCATTGTCGAACAGCAAGCTTTTTGCCATAGCCTGAATGTTCTTTTTTGCCTGCTCCTTCTTCTTCTGTTCCAGCTCCTCCGGCGTTTCCTCGCCGGTCAGGACCGGCAGAACCTTGCGCAGCTCCATGATCTTGGATTTTTCCAAGACCTCCTCTGCCACATCGGCAATCTGCCAACAGTGGCGCAGAAAATCTTCATCGGACAGCTCTGTCAAAAATTTCATGCGGTGTCCTCCTTATGCTGCGGCCTTGGGGCTGTAGTACCACTCCATAGGCACGGTATCACTGCCCAGACGGGGGCAGCCGGTCAGGGTGACGGAGATGTTGCCCTTGCCCTTGTCGGTCGTCTTCAGGGTCAACCCGCCGGTGGAGAGTGCGTTCATCAGACGGACAGCAACCATACCGCCATCCAGCGTGTCTCCAACCCACCAGATGTCCTTAAAGTCACCGGTGCTGGCGGTGGGGTCGAGAGTCATGCGGGGCGTGACCTTCTTGTCACTCACATCCGCAGCGCCCAACGCCAGCTTGATGACGTCAGTGGTTGCATTCAGGGCCGTAAAGGCCAACGTGCAGTCGTAGTCCTCGATCTGCATCAGCTCTGCGGTGTTCTTCTGGGCGTTGTCCACATCCGCGCCCAGATCGGTGAAGTTTGCCTTGCAGGTCGCGGTGATGCCGCCGGTCGTGGCAGTGATAATGTCTGCGTCCTGAACTTCGGTTTCGCCGGTTACATCAAACTTGTTGACCACGATGCCTGCGTTGAACTGCATGGATTCGAACGCTTTCTGCGAAATTTTGGAAAATTTTCTTGCCATATTGCTCCTTTACTCACGGTATAAACCGTGTGAGTTCAAAATTGAGGTATTCGCACAAATAGCCCTCGGGAGGGTTGTCGAGGGGCTGTGCCCATGGGGTGCCTTTTTGCAAAAGAATAGCGCCGCCCTCACAGGAAAGCGTTGTGCTGTCCTCGAGGGCCGCGCTGATCGTATCCTCGGTTTGCAGGATGGGGGCTCTGCCGCCCTTACTGGGGTACCACAGCCGGGCGTGGAAGGATGTCGTTTCGTTCCACCCGCCGGGGATAGTGGGCTTGTAGGTCAGATAGGGCAGTGAAGCGGCAGGAGGGATGCTATCTTCCAGATAACCCGGGATGCCAAAGCCGTTAAAAAACGTGTTCAGCGCCCGGTTGATGCTCTCAGACGGCCCCATTACGGCAGCACCGCCTTTTTGCACTTGACGGCTCGCAGTCCCATGCCGGATTCCGGCGGGGCCTTGGCTTCGTCTGCTGCGCTGGTGATCTGGAAGGTCTGCCCGTCGCTCACCCGCTTGATGTAGTCCGGGAAGGCCAGCGGAACGCCGGTGTTGACCAGCAGGGTATAGGTGGATGCCGTGTCGGCCTGCTCTGCCACCTGAGCTTCCACGGTGGTGTCGTGGCGCTCCACGGCCTCAAACTCCGGGCCGTCCTGCCAACCGGAAACAAAGCCGCCCACGCCGTCCGGCTCATAGCTGCGGGTCTGAAAACGGTATTTTTGGGTAAAGCTCTGCATCACGGTGGATGCAGTGAACGAATTGACCATGTCACATCTTCCTCCACTGATTGATCTCGGATTTATAGCGGGTCTTGCCGTCTGCAGGCAGCCCGTCCGTGCCTGTAGCCATCGTGCCGGACCACCCGGCAAAGGACTGGGACACATACACGCCACCGGCCGGGAGCGCCTTGTCGTAGGCGTCGATTTTTTCAGCCAGCGCCACAAAGTCAGGCGGCACGCGCATGGGCTGCACCGTCCCGGTGAAGGTCTCGGCGGTCAGATCGCCGTCCCCGGCCTTGTGAATGCCGTCATTGAAGATGGAGCCGCGCACAAGGAAATACTGCCCCGGCACTACCCCGGCGGGCACGGTATCCGGCTCAAAGGCGAACTCCCCAGCAATGGGGTCGTCCGCCCGGTCAAAGAAATTGTGCGTGTAGACGCACAGCTCCGGTACAGTCATGGGGCGTCCTCCTTACAAAGGGGCGATCACTCGCCCGGGGTAATGGTCTCGACAGCGATACCGTCCAGATACTCAGCAAACAGGGTCACGCCCATAATGGCGTAGCTCTCGGAGGTTGCGGTGCTGTAGTTTGCCTGAGTGTGGAAGCCGATGAGGTTGCTTGCCTCGCCTGCGGTCCGGTAGACCAGACCTGCGCGGGCAAACTCGCTATCCGCAGGATCCACATAGTACATGACGATGTTGTCTACCGGGGTGGCAATAACCTTTCCCTTCGCAATCTCACTGTCGGACAGCAGGAAGATGGTGTTGTAGCCCATGAAGTCCTTGATATACTGGAAGCCGAACTGGTTCTGCACGGTGATATTGGCATTGCCCAGATAGTCGTACACGTCCATCACGTTGACAAAGCCAACAACGCCGGTCACGGTGCGATGCATGGTCTTGAACTTGTTCTCGACCGCGCCCTTGGCATGTGCCAGCGCCATCTGGAAGGTCTTGGGAGTGCCCTTCAGGGTGCCGGTGTTCAGGAACTTGTAGAACTTATCCGTTACCAGAGCGGTCAGGTCGTACAGGAACTCATCATCGGTCTTCTGCACGGCGACATCGTAGCCGTAATTCTGGATCGCCTCAAGGGTGACAGACTTGCCGTACTTGTCGATGGTGATCTTGCCGTACTCCTTCTCCTTGACGGTGTACTTGCTGAACGGGATCTCTTCGCCCTCGCCCACGGTGCCGCTCTGCAGGGTGCCCTGTGCATACTTGCTCTTGAGCACGGTGCCAGGCTGCATCCGGATAGGGCGCATGATGCCCAGAATGGTGCGCAGATGGTCCCAGTTGCGCTGGAAACGGGTCACAAAGTCGATTTCACGCGCGGCTACGGTGATATCGGTGGTCATGGTGATATTTTCTTTTGCTGCCATGTATTAGTCCTTTCCGCCGCCTGTAAACAGGTCGGCATTTGCTGCGATGGCCGCCTGGCGTTCGCCAGCGTCCTTGATCGCAAAAATTTGGTCTTTGGTCATTTTGGAGCCGGTGTTGGTGGGCGGGGTGTCCACCTTTGCGCCGGTGGTTTTGGTGGTGGCGATCTTGCCGCCCCAAGTGGTTTTGATGCTGGAAAGCTGCTTTTCGGCGTCTTTTACCTTGCCATCGGCGTCCAGTTCCAGCCCGGCGGCGAACTCGTCGCCCTTCTTGGAGTCGTCGGCAATGTCGTCGATGTACTTTTCCAGCACGCCCGCCTGCTTGAGCAGCTGCTTAAATGCAGCGGTCTTGGCCGCCTTGCTGGCTGCTGCTGTCTGCTGGGCCTTGTAGTCGGTCAGCGCCTTTTCTGCGGCCTGCTTGCCGCCGTTGGCCGCGTCACGATCTTTCTCGGCCTGTGTGCGGGCTGTTTTTTCTTCATCCAGCTGATTTCTGAGTCCGTCCGTCTCCTTGTGCAGGGCGTCCAGAATGGCTTCGACCTTGTCATCGTTGGAGGTTTCGGGGTTCTCCAGAATCGTGCGGATGTCAGCTCTTTTGAGTGCCATGTGATAGTCCTTTCTGCCCTTGCTCGGGCTGCCATGCTTGGCAATAAGGTTTATTTGCCGGACGTGCTGCCGGTGTGGTGCCGCTTGTGGGGCTTGAACCCACGGCCCCCGGATTAAAAGTCCGGTGCTCTGCCAGACTGAGCTAAAACGGCATAAAAAAGCGGCTGACGCTGTGCGCCAACCGCTGAGTATTAAGTTTTTAGTCAAATTCGTAATTTTGAAATTTGAGGTTGTTTTTTAACGGGATGAGTGTCACATGAACATGCACGTTTGCTTCGCCAAGAACTTTATCACAAAGTTTCTGAAGTTTGATTCTTGTATCGTCAATTTCAAAGCAAAGCCGTGTATTTGCTTCCTTATCATCCTCAATTTTCAGCTCTCGGATTTCGTTGGAAATCTCAAGTTGCCGAACTTCGCAAATTTTTGCTTTGTTTTGGAGCTTGAGCTGTTCCAAATGCAAGTTTTCGCGCTCGCTTTCCAGCTCTTCGATTCTGCTCATATTTAAACCTCCTTATTTCCTTCTTCCACTGCGGTCTCTCGCAGCGCGTCAATGTGTTCTTCCACCGCCGGGCGGAGGAACGGGCGTGGGGCCATGCCCCGGGTAAAGTGCCACTTGCCGTTGAAGTCTTTCCAGACCCATGGCGTTTTGCGTCCGTTGCCCTTCTCGGCAAAAATACCGGTGCCTAACTCCACATAGACGCTGTAAAACAGGTTTGAGCCGATGGTCACGGTCTTTTGTGCCGCTGATACAACGTAGGTAATGGATGCTTTTAGTGCACCGCCAACATAGCCCTCTATGCCGGTGCTGTCTGCCGTGCCGGTGGGCACAAGCAGCTGGGCGTAGTCCTGCACCTTCATGCCCCAGATGGTCAGCACCCTTTCCGCCCACGCTTCCAGTGCTTCATGCAGCTGCGGGGTGTTGTCGGTGACTTTGATGTTGTAGTTAAAGTTCATCGTTTAAACCAGCTATCTACTTTCTTTTGCAGTCGCTTTTGTGCGCGTTCGTATGTAGAAGAGGTAATTTCTGTTTCGCTGCGGCCTTTGCCGTTTGGCTTGCTAGAGTTTCTGTATTCTTCAAGCGACTTATACTTGAATTTTTTTGCTCTTTTAGTTCTTTTTTCCCAGTCTGCTTTTATTCCTGTTGCACGCTCTTTTAGATTGTCCTCAACCCATTTTTGTGGATTTTCTCCGCCTCTGTTTTTTATTTTGTTAAGAAGATGTTCTTTTGCCATCCAGTCAGGAGTATCTTTAACTTTCATATTGGATTCATATTCCATTTTTGCAAGTTCTAGTGTTTCCTGCGATGTTTTATATCCACCTCCGATGGAAATGTTACCAAAAGAGGATTTTCTTGCTGAACTTCCGCTTCCACGTTTGCTCATTGCGCATCCTCCTTACTTACGGCGCTTTTCCCACTTTGGGTTGTCCACTCCAAGTTCTTTGAGAATAATATCCCTTGCGAAAGTCGTTTGCTTTGATGTAAATTCGGGCTTTGGGTAAGCATCAATATCGTGTAACACAACCGCTTTACTAATTCTTTCTTCTACCGCTTGTGTAGCAACCCAAGACTTTTTTAACCCTTCAAACGTGTAATTCTTTGCACCAGCGAAGTTTGGGTTGTTTAGAACCCGTTCTGCTTGCTCCGCATAATTTTTGTATGTTTCTGTTTCTCTTACAAGCTTTACTGCCTGCGCGATCTGCTTACTTTCGATAGTTGAAAATCCAGCCCCTTTCGCTTCGTTATAGTCCGTTTTTGAATAGTTGCTCCCGCCGCCCGCTCTCGCGGAACTGCCTGAACCTCTTTTACTCACGGTAGTGCCTCCTTTCGTATTGAAATGGTTTGATTTTGGTAACGTTCCAGTCAAATTCATCAGGGCATTTGCCATACCACAAGATGCTGCTCGGCTGAAGCACTTCCAGCGCCTTACGGCAGTGCTTGGCAAAGCATTCTGCTTCGTATGGGTCAGATTGTGTGCCGTGGCTCGAAATGCTCACGATGGCGTTTCTGGGCTCACCATCAAAGCACCAGTCATAGCTTTGCTCGCCGCACCAGCAGAGCGTTGGAATGACGTGGATGCCGTGCGCCTGCCAGTATGCAGCCAGCCAGTGCTTTTTGTAGTGCATGAAAAGCTGCACTGCAAGCGGCATATCGCTGTAAAGCGAAAAATCCGGCGAACATACCGCGCCGAACTGCTGCAAAAGCGGGATATACTTGTCCGGGTTGTTCCAGAACCGTTCAAACTGGTAATCGTCCTTGTAAAAATGCACGCCTTTTGTGGCCTTGTCTTTGGCCGTCAGCGCATAATTGACCGGGATCCATTCCAGCTTGTCAATGCGGATGTCCGTTTCCGGCTTGATTTCAGGGATGCCATACTTGCCCACGCCCGAAAAAATCATCTTTTCGGTGTTTTCCATCGGCAAGATCACAGTTCATCCCTTCTTTCTCTTGCGTTCTTCCGCCCACCACATTTGCTCTTTCTCTTTGCCGCCCTTGGATTTATACCACTCGGTGTAATCCATGACGGGGATGGTCTCTTTGGTCACATTGTCCCGCTGCATGGCGTTCTGCCTTGGATACTTGCCCAGCGCAGAGGACAGCACACAGCGGCAGTGGTAGACCATCTCCGGCGCTGCGTTGGGGTCTCCGGGGCGCTGAATCTCGTAGCCCATGACCTTGAACGGCTCGTCAAGGTCTGCCGTCTGCTGGTCAAGCAGGCGGTGCATCTCACGGGTGCGGTAGTCGTGGGTGGAGGTCCACCGCTTTTTGACCTCGATGCCCAAAGCCTGGGCGTTTCGCATCTGCTGCAAAGCCCCCGCATTCTGGGCCCCTGTCAACGCTGTAATGGCGTTGTTCATGGCCCAGTGGATCTCTGTATCAGCCATGCCGTTGACGGCCTGCACGGCGATGTCGTGGACGCTCTTGCCCTGCACGATGCCCTGCATGACGTAGCGGTTGAACACCCGGGCGTCATAGGTGCGGTTGCTTTCGCTCTTGATGCGCTTGTTTGGCACCATGCGGGGGTTCTCCTTCAGCAGGAGCTTGACCGCCTCGGTGTTGTACAGGGTCAGCCCGAACGTCACGCCTGCGGCCTGTTCCAGCTCGTAGAACGTCCAGTTTGCGCCAAAGGAAAAGATGTTGTATTGCTCGTCCCTGGCCAGCTTGTAGGCCGTCTCTTGGGCTGTGGTGCAGGTCTGCGTGATGCCGTCCAGCTTGGCGTGCATCAAATCTGACTGAAAGACCTGATTTTGCAACCAGATGCGGTAGTCATCCTCAGTGATCTCGCCCGCGTCCAGCTGCGCCCGCTTGCGCTCGTCCAGCGCTTTGTACTTTGCCAGAAACTCGGTCAGCTGCTTCTGCATCTCCCGGCGGGCAGTGCCGTACACCCGGAGGATACGGCGGCGCAGGCGGTTCAGTTGGCGGGTAGAAATGCGGTCACGGTCGTTCATTGTTTTCCCCGGCGGGTCCCCATTTGATGTTTCCGAGTTCGTCAACGCCTACTGCGCGGACTTTTGGCACGTCCCAATCAATCGTGGTCGGCTGCATCAATTCGACTGCATTTGCAAACCGCTCCAAAAGTTTCCTGTCGTTTTCGTCCAGCTCAATAACAAACTTGCCGATGATGTTTTCAGCCATCGTCTTCGTCGTCCTCCTCGTCCACGGCCTCCCGTGTTGCGCTCTCAGCCATCAGCGCGGCCTTGGCCTGCTCCTTTTGTTCTGGGGTCAGGTTGGGCAGCAGGTCAATGGCCATGTCTTGTCCGATGATGGCGGCCTCGGAAATCACCATGCTGACCTGTTCGGCCGTGTTGGTGATCTTGCTGCGGTTGAATGTCGGCATAGCGTTTTCAAAGCCAGCCAGTGCGCAGATCTGCCGGATGAACGGCTTGACCTGCGCCTCAAAGTCGTCCGCGTTCTGGTTCAGCGGTTCATAGGCTGCATCCAGATGGTCGTTGGTGCTGTCCGCACTCACACAGTGTACATCCAGACCTCCGAAGTCCTCATACACCCGGGTGTGGAGCAGTTCCAACAGAGCCTGCCGGGCCGTCACTGGAATCTCGGTGGTGTAGGGGGTGATCTTGCCGCCCTCGCTGGTGTCTGCGCCTGCAATGTGGTACAGATTCAGCTTGACAAGGAACTCCTGCAGCTCGTCATCGGTCATGCCGTTGAAGTTCTCACACAGCCAGTAGATCTGCGAAAAGTCCTGCAAGTCATTGCAGAAGCCGGACATCACCAGATCGGTGTTGTCAATGTAGGCTTTCAGCCCCACAAGGGTGCTCTGGTGTAGGTCGGAGCCCCACAGCGGCACAATGGGAAGAGCGCTGTAGTTTTCGCCCTCTACGCTTTCCAGCCCGCCGCCGGGTGTGGTGACGGTCACGCTCTTATATGCCTGCTTCGGCACGGTCTCCTGCATCGTGCTGCCGATTTTGCTTTCCGTGTACTCGGTAAAGCCGTCCAGCTCGTACAGGATATAGTGCATATCCGTGTCCGGGTTTAGCCGCCAGAAGCGCACGCCCGCCTTCAAAAGTCCCGTCTTTTCATCGTACAGGGGTGCAAACTCGGTCAATTTGAAAACCACCAGATGGTCGTTGTTCCAGAAGCCAAAGCTCTCGCCGTGAATCAGGGCGAAATATCCGGCCTTCTGGATCTGCTCGTCAAAGTTCTGCCCAAGCTTTCCCTTGTCCACGCCATCGTCCGCAAAGACCACGCCGCTGCCGAGGGAGTAGGTCGCCCGCTGCTTGTTGAGCCGCCGGAAAAGATTGCTCTTGACCATATCGGGGTGTGGGGTGTCCTGCTTGGTGTTTTTGGACAGGCGTTTCAGCATCAAAGCGTAAGCCTGCGCGAAGCGTTCAGCCCCTGGGTTTTTCTGGGCATCGTACAGGTCGGCGTCCAGAGCCATCTTGTAGGGCCTGGAAGCGCAGTGCTGCTGCACGAACCGCCGGATAAAATCAGACTGTTCCCCGGCGGCTTGCGCCTGCTGGAAGGTCTGGAAAGTATATACAGTGCTCAAAATCAATCCCTCAGTTTTACAAGGCGCTTTGTGCGCACGAAATAGCGGATAGCGTCCATGCAGTGGTCGTTGACCTTCAGCACGGTGTCGTCTTTATCTGGATCCCAAGCGTACACGCCGAACTCTTCCAGCGTGTGCTTGCAGTCTTTGTAGATCTTCAGCCTCCCGGTCTGCAGCATGGTCTGCACGTCCAGAATGCCGCTCAGAACGTCGTTGTTTGCTGGGGTCTGGGTAAAGCCGTTCTTGCGCAGCTCTGTAATCAGGGGCAGGGCAGAGGGGTCCACGATGATCCTCTCCGGCTTGAGGCCATCCAGCCACGCCTTGAGGTCTGCAACATACTCGCCCACGGTCTTTTGCCGCTTCTGTTCGCGGCCGCTGTAGTAGTACTCCCGGGTGACGATCCAGCAGTCTGCATCTGCCTGCTTCTGGAACAGCAGAAAGGTCGTTGCGTTCTGGGTGCCGAAGTCGCAAGCCACATAAGCGCTCTTTGGAGACAGCGCCGGAAGCACATCAACAACGTGCTTCTTGCGGTCGAACATGTCATATACAAGGCCCTCGGCCACCGTCCACAAGCCCAGAATGTAGCGTTGATAGAAAACGCCGCTGTACTGGCTGCGGTATCTGGCCTTGATGTCCTCGGAAAGCGACAGGTTGTCGTCCATCGTGAAATGGAGATACATCATCTTGCGGGAGCGGCACTTGCGCACCCACTCCAGATAAAACCAGTGCTGCGGGCTGCCCGGGTTGCAGTTGAACCAGAACTTTGACCCGGTGACAGAGCATCGAGCTGTAGCCTGATTGACGAAGCTTTGCGGCATCAGGGCCACCTCGTCAAAGAATGCCCCGGCAAGGGTGATGCCCTGGATCAGGTCCTGGCTGCTCTCGTCCTTGCCGCCGAAAAAGTAAAACTCGTTGGTTCTGCCGCCCTTGCTGACGGTCATGCAGTTTTCTGCCCGATGCTCCTTGACGTTGAACCCCCGGGCTGCAAGCTGCTGCTTGAGCGTCCCCAGCACGTTGCGCCGGAAGCTGGCGATGGTCTTTCCACACATGGCAAACTGCTGGCCGCTGTAGCAGGTCATAGCCCACTGGACGAAAGAAAAGCCCATGGCAAAGGTCTTGCCCGAGCGAATAGCGCCATCTGCAATGATTCCGTTGTAGCCGCTGTATGCGCTCTGCGGTGTCCACCAGCTCAAGACCTGCTTTTGCCGCTGGCTGAGGGCTTTCCATCGAAAACCGTTACTTTTCCGCATGGTCGTCCTCTTCCTCCGGCAGCATGTCCACATCATCCGGCGGGCTGATGTCTGCGGCGGCATTCAATGCCTTTATCAAACCATCATCGTGACGCTCTTCCTGCTCCGCTTCTTTCGGCTTATCGCTCCAGCCAAAATTAACTTGCAGGCTGAATCTTGCGCCGCCGTTTCCGTCACGATCATAGAGCCGTTCTTCGGCGTATCTCTCGCACCGTAGTTTCGCGCGCGTTATCGTGTCAGAAAACTCAGCCTTTCCTTGATAGTCAATCAAAGATTGCCGAGACTTAAACCCCAACGCCAAAGCTAGACCGGTGACCGTTTCTGGACGTTCGTCGATTTTTATCACGTTTCCGTATTTGTCCAAAACGGGCTTTCCGGTTTCGTCTTCTAGGACGCTCCCTTCGCAGCTCTTGAAGAACTCTTCGATTTTTTTCTCAAGTTCTTCTTTGCTCTCAAAGACGGGCGGTCTGCCTATCCTTTTGTTTTTGCTGTAGGCCACCGCCACCACCTCTCTAAACTCGTGCAAAAGAAAAACCGCCCGGAAATCCGAACGGTCAAAATATCGAATGTGCCGCCAGCTGGATTTGAACCAGCACCCACGGAACGGATGTGCGCAGTGGTTGGCTGTGCAGTGATGTTCCCGTGGTGTCACCAACGTTGTCCCGCCTTAAATGGGCGGCGCTCTGCCAATTGAGCTATGACGGCATATAAGCAGCACCCGTGCATTCAGTGCGTTGGACAGGCGTCAAACGGTGGGCACTGCTGCATCTGGAACTTTCGCGGCCAGATGCCCCGCTATTGCGCGGCCCCCTCATAGGGCGCGCAAGCACTCCCGGCAGGGCTCGAACCTGCAACATGCGGTTTTGGAGACCGCTGCTCTACCACTTGAGCTACTGGAGTATAAAAGCCGCCCTTGGAATCGAACCAGCCGTGTCTACACACACGCGCCGCGCTCCAAACTGCGCTCAGGCGGCCATATAAAAACAGCTCCGGTTCGCCGCCGGGGCTGTTGGTTGGCGCACATCCTGTCAGGAAAGCTACACCTTGGCAAGGATTCTAAGGCCTTTTCTTGGCACGGGAGGTTACACGTGCGACCTTGCGGGTTGTCTAGTCCATGCGCCATACGGTGCGATACGGCGGAATCGAACCGCCTCCTGTCTCTCATGAGCGGCAGGCTGCCTTTGTGTCAGTGTATCGCATAGAAGCAGCCCGCGAAACGTGAAGAGAGCAAAGCCCGGTACCTGCAAGCAGAAAAGGAGGAAAATGCCAAGAAGGGACACGTTTCGGAGGCTGCGTGGCAAGCGTCTCACCGCTTTCGGCGGTTCCGCTTATATCAATTTTACCACATCTCACATGTAACAACAACAACGACAACATGTAAGAAAATTACATAAATTGGTGCCAAATCTGCGCAAGTTGCTTGCATCCATCCCGCACATACAAAGACACGCGGTTTTCGTTTGGCAGACCAAGACTGCGGGCCACAACGACCTGCTTTTGGTTCTGGACATAGTAGCCATACAAGCATGCCTGCATCATGTCGCTGCTTTTGGTGCCTGCAATGTACTTGATTCGGCGCTTTGCTTCCATCCGCAAAACTTCTAGCTCGGCTTGCAGCTCTTGCATCTTGCGCTCGTTTTCGTCTGTTTCTTCGGCACAAAGCCCGATTTTGTCTCCGTGCCCGGATCCGCCGGGCATTCCGGTCATGCTGGCGGTGCACTTCGTGGCCTTGTCATGCGCCTGCCGGATGTCCAGCTGGATACGGTCAATTCGGTCGTCCATAGCCCGAAGCTGTTTAAACCACGCCTTGACGGTGTGGTAGTCCACGCCGCTGTTTGGCTTCGTCGTGTCGGTGTCAGGCGTCCATGTGTGGGTCATTGTTGCTCCTTTCTTCAAAATCGTGGCAATATTCGGGCGGATTTATGTATCCTTCGTCTTTGTCACCGCTCTGGCAGATATAGTGATATCCGGATTCTGACGCCCCAAATTTTTGCTTTAAGAATACGCACCGGTCGCAAAGGCAAGGTTTGCTGCGGTTGAGCCGCCGCTTGAAATATTCAATTGGGTTGCCATCGCTAAGAACAAACCAGATGAAAATCCCTGCAAGTGTTGCCATGAACAGCGTGCTTGCAACTTCAAATAGCATATCAAGCATTTTACTCCTCCATTTCTTCAATCTCGATTTCTACCCTCGGATTCTTTCGGTCAAGCTCCACCCTGCTGCCATCGTGTGCGGCAACGATCTTGCTGTTGTCGTCCTCCAGAACGCGGGCTTTCACCAGAATGTCTGTGGTCGCCTCGATGAGGTTCGCCAGATCGACCCGGCGGGCGGTCTTCATGTAGTACACGCACCTCACGTTCACGCGGGCAGAGATGGGGCTGTGCGGCCTTTTGATTTGCCGCAGGCAGTCCGTCTCATAATCCACGTAAGCCTTGCTAGGGGCCACAAAGCGCCCGCCTGAGCGGCTTTTGAGGATGCGGGCAGAGTTCTTTTTGGTGCGCGGGTCGCCGTAGAGGGTCAGCTTCATGATACGTGCTCCTTCAGCCACTCGATGCTCATGTCGTGGTCGATAAACATGAGCGTCAGCCAGCGGTCGCAGGCAAGCCCCATGTAGGTGTAAATCAACTCCATATCATCCTCGGAGAAATCGGTATCCAGAAAAGCATTGATGCCGTCCCTCATATATTTGTGGAACTTTCGATTTCTCCACTCCTGTGAATACGGTGCGGTTTTAAATGCCGCCCGTGAAAGCCACTCCAGCACTTTGGCCTTGATGGCATCTTCCGTTCCGATGTTTTCCAGAATGATATACTGGTTTGTCCTCGGATGGACAATAAGCTCGTTCCGGTCAGTAATATAACTTCCCGGAAAGCACCTCTGGAGCTTGGCAATTGATTTTTCAATGTCGGTCATTTTTTATCATCCCTTCCATTGCCAGCTGCTCGCACTGCTTTTCAGCTTCCCTGCGCTGCTGGTCATACTCAAACAGCATATCTGCGTACTCATTGCCCACCCGGCGTATGGCCGTTTCCAGCATCTCCGTCACAAGGTCGTGGTACTTGTCCGAGCCCTTGCGGCTGTTCCTGACAGCTTCCCGGGCTTCCCACAGGTCGGTGAGTTTGTCCCGCCTGTCGGCGGTGATCTCGCCATAGCCGTAGGCATCCTGGATCTGCTCCATGCTTTCCCAGCCTTCCAGCTCAGCAAAGGGGTCAGCTTCAGCCTTTGCCATGCTGCGGGCTTTGGTCTTTTTCTTGACGTACCGGGTCAGACCGTCCTGCATCACGGCGCGGGCATCGTCCATCGCCTTGCGGACAGCCTTGACCTCCCGCTCTTTCTTGAGCTGCCCGGGCTGGCTGGCCCATTCGGCCATCAGCTCGGATTTCGTTTTCGGCTTCATGTGTTCACCCCCAGATGTGCCATTCAGGATGCCCGCCGGACGGCTCCTGAATGTCGCAGCTGTAGGCTTCGTGGCCACGAGCCCGAAACGCCTTGCACACTTCCTGCGATTCCTCGCAGGCAATCAGTACTTTCACCGTTTTCTTCCTCCCATCCAAAATTCTTGATTGAATGCGTTCTTGCTGATGCGCTCCGCCGCATTCTTGGTTTTCGTGTATGCACGTTGCTCCCTCAGCTGGCGCTTGAACTCGGCGTACTTGAGGCAGCTGTCGTGGCATACCGGGTGCCGAGTGGGGCAGTCTTTACACGGTATCATCATCATTTTTCAGCACCTCCGGCGGCAGCGGCATCCAGCCCACCACGGGGCAGTCTATCTTGTTGTTGTAAACGTCGTCCGGGTTGAAGTGACGGTATTCCCACCAGCCTTCCGGGATTCGGTAGTCATCCCGTTCCTCGTCGTATGTTCCCCAATCAGGGAGATCTTCCCAATTCCATTCGCTGTCCTCGGAGAAAACATTGCCGTCCTCGTAGTGCGCCGTTGTAATGCCCAAATAGTCATCACGCCGGTACAAAACCAGCACCTCGGTTTCGACCTTCGGCAGGTCCGTTTCAGGATTGCGCCATGTCGTCCGCAGTGTTTCCGGGTCGATGGTTGGAGCCTCGTCCACGCTGTTCAGGGCATCCTTATAGCAGCATTCTTCAATAGTGAACGGATTGCTTGCACGAAGGTTCATTTCAATGCGCTTGTGCAAAGCGTTCGCGTCAATCAATCTTTTATCGCTCATTTTTCAATCTCCTTTCTTGTCGGCTCGCTCGCCCGCAGCCTTGCAGCTTCACGGGGGGCGGTGGTGATATCTGCCTGCGATCCTTCTCCCATCACTTCACGGACGGGTTCACGCGTTCCACCAGCTCACAGCCAGGAACCGCCGTGCCGGTCTTGAGCAGGGCCGCAATGGCCGTCTTGTTGGGTGTGCGGGTGGTCATCTCGGTCATGTACTCAGCAGGAACAGCAGCTTCATCCAGCACGCAGACGGCCTTACTGCGGCGAAAGCTCACCGCGCACCGGTCGCTGCTGAAGTTCTGCCCACCCAGAGCATCTGTCAGGTAGTGCTTGAGACTGTCGATCTTGCGCTTTGCGGCTGCCTTGCGGTCAGCAAAAGCCTTTTCCTGCGCTTCAAAGGCCGCAACATCGGCTTCGAGATTCTTTACCCAGCAGGCGATGTTGTCCACCTTCTCGGCCTTTGCCATGTTCAGCTCTTCCAGCCGGTCGATGTCCATAACCTCGCCGGTTTCCTGATCGATGCAGTCCAAAATCTGCGAGTTGATCTCATACAGGTTCATAGTGCTTTTTACCTCCATGCGTTCAGAGCACGAGAAACGGCCCTGAACGGCGTTTTGCGTTTTGTAGTATAACTTTGCCGGTTTACCCTAAAACCATGCTCAGAGAGCTGCGTATGCCGGTCTGAGCGCATATGTAGCGGCTATTGCTTTTTCAACGGCCTTCGCCGGGCTGCGTCTGCCAGAAAATTCTTTGCATTTTCGGCTTCCTCTGCCGGGCGGCTTGCCATGAACGCCCGGTTGCGCGGGGCATTCGCCTTTTTTGCTTCATCCCTATCGCGGGATATCCACCCGGATGCTGCTGCTTTCCAGTTCTTCATGGGATTCCGGCCCACCTTCCAGCCGTTGGATTCGTAATAGGCATGGAACCGAATAGCCTGCGTTTCTGTGCCACCCTTCTCCGCAAAGTAACTTTTCACCGTTTCAACATCTGGCGGTGAAAACCTGTTCTTGGTTGTAGGGGGCAGTGCTTCAGCGCTACTACTATCAGATACTTTAGTATCTGAATTATTATTATTTTTGTTTTTATTATAGGTTTTATCGGTTTCTGTGGGTTTCTCGGAAAACCCATGGGTTTCTGTGGGTTCTTCTGCAATCCCGTCGGTTTCAGTGGATTTTCTGGGCCTTCCGCCTTTTTTACCATTTTGTCGATTTGCAAAAATAGAGCGTTGGTACGTCTCAATGCTCCCGTTCATTGCTTCCCGCTGGGATTCAAACGCCACCTGTTCGATAAGCTCAAGGCCTTCCGGTTCGCTCCCGGTTTCCACATAGGCCCGCATAGCGTTCACGACATGACGGAACTCTGAATCTGGCAGAATATCCAACATCTTGAACGATGTGAACAGGATCAGCAGCCCTTTCGGGCGGGACATTTCGATATCGTCCACCACTAACCACCTCCTTTCCGTTTTTGAAAACCAAATGGTTTTAAAAAAAACCGATGGGTTTTCTTGGGTTTTTACAGATCAATGATCTTAACCTCTAATGGCTGCGACATCTGCATCGGACAGGCCCTTGCTGAGAAGAAGCTTTGCATTGCGCACCTCTTCCGGCATAATATTTCTTGTTGCTGGCATTTTTCTCTCCCTCATTTCTGCCGCTCAGAACGGCAAATCTTCATCGTCGTTGATAACGGCAAAATCGTCCGTGCCGGTCTCAGCCGCCTGCTGGGCGCTCTGAGCGTTTCTAGCTTCGCTGGCATAACTTTCCGTCTGTTCATCAAACCCCCGTGTAGACGTGCTGTCAGGGGCTTTCGAGCCGCAAAAGCTGACCTCACGCACCTGAATCTCATAGGCAGTGCGGTTGTTGCCCTGCTTGTCCTGATATTTCCGGGTCTGCAAGCTGCCATTGACGGCGATCATGCTGCCCTTGTCGAAATACTGGGAGATGAACTGCGCCGTCTTGCCCCACGCCACACAGGGGATAAAATCCGTCTCACGCTGCCCGTTTGCAGAGTAGCTGCGTTCGCAAGCGATGTCAAAGGAGCAGACCTCCTTGCCGCTTGTGGTGGTGCGGAGTTCCGGGGTGTGGGTCAGGCGGCCCATAATTGCAATCGTGTTCAGCATAGATCAGCCCTCCTTCGGCTGCTTCTGGGCACACGTCCAGCACAGGATGCGCCCAAACTTCTTCTTGGTGCTGGCGGCGGTCTCTGCCGGTTCCACGGTGCGGTTCTTATAAGACACCGGCTGAAGTGGTTTGCCGCAGCAGGCGCAGATAAAGGGCTGTTCCTGTGCGGGCTGCTTCTGCGGCTTGTTCACACCTGCGGGGTTTCGACCTTCTGCCGCATGATACTCGTCCGTGTCGGCATCCTTGGTATCGTCGATGCAGAACAGGCCGTTCAGGGCATACTTGCGGGCGTAGCTGCTGGATGTTCCCGTCACCTGTGCAGCGTCCATCTTGGTTTTTTGCTCCGGCTCTCTTGCGTATGCCTTCACGGAAATGCAGCCACCATCCAGAGATTCCAATTTTGCAGTGGCTTCGATGTAGTGCCACCCCTCAAGAACCTTCGGTTCATCGGAGAGCGTAAGCAGCAGGTTATGAGCCTTGAGAATAGGCTTCACTGCTTCCAAAATGTCCTCACAGGAACGATACCTGTACCCGCCGAAGGTGTTCATCTGCCCTTTCGGGGCCTTGAGTTCGCTCTGCACAGCGGCCAGAGCGGCGTAAATGCTTGTGCTTTCCATTACTCTTCATCCTCCTGATTTTCGGTCTGTTCTGCCCCTCGCGGCAGGAAATAGTAGTCGTCCGGCGGCTCAAGTGCCGGGCCGTAGCCGTCAAGGGCGAGATCATACATCGGATTCATACTGCTACCTCCGGTGCCGGGTCAATGGCGGCAGGGGAGATGTCCGGTGCAGGAATCAGCTTTCCAGCGGTCAAACGCTGCGGGGCAGGGGAGTGCTGCGTTTCGCTTGCAGGCTTCCCGAACTTGACCTCGGCACCCAGATCTTCGACCTCGACCGTGACGCGCAGGCGGTACAGGCTTCCTGCTTGACCGAGGGTAGAATAGACATCGTTCATCAGCTTGTCGATGACTTCCGGGACATAGTTCCCGCCCACAAACCTGCCGTCACTGGAAAAGCGGCCCTGAATCTCAACATAATTTTTTTCCATCTTGTAAAACCTCCGAAAATGTGTTATCTTCGGGTTGATGTGACCTGTAAAATCCATCAACCCTTGCAGCCTGCCGGTGCGCCAACATCAGCGGGCTGCTTTTTCTTTTGTGCGGCCAAAATCTCTTTGATACGGCCTTTGCCGTAGCGTGCGGCGCTCATGCGTCCCTCCGGTGCTGCCGGTAGTCCGGCTCCTCTTGCAGCATCTCCCGCACGTTGTCCATTTCTTCGGCGCACATCTCCCAGACGTTTGCCCGTGCGGAGTATCCGGCCCGGACAACAATGTCATCTGATGCTTCGGCTTCTCGCCTGCAGCGCTCTGCAAGCCGCGTGTAGGATTTGACTTTGTCCTCAACGTACTCTTTAGCAGTCATCATGCCCCGCGCTCCTGATTCTCCGGATACTCCGGGTTACGGGCGTGGGTGCGGTTGATCTTGCCATACTTGCGCCGCTTTGCGGCTCTCTCCCTGTCCTCTGCGGCAAAGCCCAGACGAGCCAGCAGAACAGCGGCCAAAATCAGCACCAGCGACACCGCAAACAGCGTGCCGGAGATGTATCCGGTGGTCTGCGCGGTACCCTCTGCGCCCATAGCTGCACCCATTCCAACGCCGCCAAAAATGACAGCCAGCCAGTAGTAAGTAGTGGATTTTAGTTTCATTCTTTCGGGTCCTCCTTTGTGTAGATCTTCTCAAGTTTGTAGAAATCCTTCATCCACGCCATAAATCCGGCGCGTGAGATCAGCGGGGCGGCGCTCTTGGTGTCAATAGACGGCACCGCCCATGCCGGGAAGCTGCCGGCCTGAATCATGCCGGTAAAGATCGGCTCGCTCACCGAAATGTTATTGTCACGCATGATCTGGCAGCACTCTGCAATTCCCATGCTCGGCTTCACTGCCGCACCCCTCCTTTTTTCTCAGCTGCCGTTTCAGCTGGATGTGCTCCAATCGTTCCGGCTGCCTTGCATCCCAGCGCTGTTCAAGCCAACGCTTGTTGTAGTACTTCTTCACGGTTTCCACTCCACAAACTCGCCATTTTCAAGCGTGTACCAGGTGTTCTCTTTGATAACGGCCCCGTCAACCTTCGCCATTTTGGCACAGATCATGTGGCCGTCATCATCGTACTCGGTCAGCACCAGATAGCAGCCCATTGCGCCGCGTGCCTTACTGTGTGCGCCGTTTGCAACAGCAATGCTGTCTTTTCCAAACGCTTCGGCTCTGCAGTAATCGCCGGAAGCTGCACCCGTGGAACAGTTGCCGGAAGCCGCACCCGTGGACCAGTCGCCGGAAGCCGCACCCGTGGAACAGTTGCCGGAAGCCGCACCCGTGGACCAGTTGCCGGAAGCCGCACCCGTGGACTTATAGCCGGAAGCCGCACCCGTGGACTTATAGCCGGAAGCTGCACCCGTGGACCAGTTGCCGGAAGCCGCACCCGTGGAACAGTTGCCGGAAGCCGCACCCGTGGACCAGTCGCCGGAAGCCGCACCCGTGGACCAGTTGCCGGAAGCCGCACCCGTGGAAAAGTTGCCGGAAGCTTTGTTCTTTGTTCCTTTCACGTTTTTGTTCACGCGGTCCATCACCGCTTTTACGCCAAGTTTTACCATATCAGCAATCTTGATCTCCGCTTCAACGGTAAGTTCCGTGCAAGCAAGCTTTGTGTCTTTTCCATCTTCACGGCTGATATCTCCGCCGCATTCCACTTTAAAAATGCGGATGCCATCAGACAGCGGGTAGTAGTGCAGCACATCCAGCGGGTTCTCGCAGGCGTGCATACCAGCGTGGCAGCAGTCTGCCTTGTCCTCGTGGTAGGTCTTGCCCACCTCATACTGCTTGCCACGGCACTGCATATTTTTGTCCATGGCCTTGTATGCAATGATCTTTTCACTCATGGGTGGTGTCCTCCTTTCTATCAATGTCGCAGCACAACATTGGACGAATGAACCAGATAGGTCACACCGTCAATCTTTACTTGAAGCTGGTCACCCTCGTAATCGTCCCAACTATTCAGCTTGCCCTCGACAATCGTTCCATCAGGCATTTTCAGCTGTGCCCAGCTGTATTCATAGGTCATGTCAATAACCTGCTTATTGCATCCGGCCATCAGCAAAGCGCTTGCCAATACGGACGCTACGCCAACAATAACTTTTTTCATGCTCGTTCACTCCTTTTAATAAAATGTTTAATAAAATGTCTTCTCTTTGCTGTGCCGTCGCAGTTCTCTGCGTTTCCTAGCCTCACTCTTCTTTGCCTTTGCTAAACATCGCTTCTCAAAGCCATTGCGCTACTTGACTAAGCTGGTCCTTGCCAAGCCGTTCCATCGCAAATCACGGCATTTCTTCTCTCTTCCATGCCAATGCATCCGAAGCAAAACCTTGCCGCAGCGAATCGTTACGGTGCACCACTTTTCCTTCGCAAATCACATCAGCGCTTTTCTTTGCCATTCCTTTGCCTTGCCTGTCCGTGCTTCTCAGTGCCACTGCACAGCAGTTCACCTCATAGCCGTTGCCACGCACTTCTCGGCCTTGCTCTGCCTTTGCAGCTCAACGCAGAGCTTTTCCGTTGCAATTCCGCGCTTTGCTTCGCCAAACCACGCCTTGCCACTCAATTCCTTCGCCACGCGTCGCCGTGCCATGCCTCCGCGAATCAGGGCCGTCAATGCCATGCCCTCGCTCTCAGGCTTTCACCTCATAGGCGATGTAAGTAAACCGGCCCTTGCCGCTGTTGCGCCACTGGCCGATGCCGCGCAGGATGCCATAATCAAGCCACTCACGCACAACCTTTTCGTGGCTGTCGTCAAGGAGGGTCACGTCAAACTCGCAGCTGCTGCCCGCCGGGATCTCCTCACTGTTGGCAAGGCTCACGCGCTCTCCCTGTGCGGTCTGGGCACGCAGCGGACGCTGACAGTCGGTAATCTCGCCGTTCACATGAATGGGAATCATGCGGGGCTGGACGAAGATCAGGCCGTCAATGACCTTCTTGTAAGCGGTCAGCTTGCCGCTTTCGTTCACGGCCTTCTTCTTGCCGGTCTCGGTCTTGCCGCCGATGCGGGAAAGCATCCCGCAAGCATCCTTAAACATGCCCTTGATCTGGTAATCGTAGAAGATCGGATTGCCGTCCGGGTCACGCGGGAAAACGGTCATGCCCTTGTCAGCTACCGCATCGGGGCCAAGGGCCGCTACTTCATCCTCGATGGTTGCAGCATCCGGCGACTTGCTGGCGATGAACTCCCGGGCCACATTGGGGTTTGCGGGCCATGTGCCCAGCACCGGCTCAATAAACGTAGCTTTCACATGCAGTTTTTTCATCTTTGTAACCTCCAAAATAAGTTTGTATCCTTACGCCACGCCGTCCTGCTGGTTCTGGCGGTCGTTCTTGCGCACCGCGGCCATGCCCATTCCCATCCAGAGCAGGGACAGCTTGTCCTGCGGCTCTAAGCCGTCGAACAGCACGTTGATAAGCGTATCCGCAGCGTGAGCCCCGTCGATGGGGATGCTGTACCGCTCTGCTGCCAGATCGGTGCGGTTCTTCTTTGCCTTTGCCATAAAATCAACTCCTTCTGTGGTTGGCACCCACGACCTTGCCCGGCTGGCTGCCGGGTGGTTTCGACCCTTGCCACAGGGTCATCATCGGGTGGGATGATCGCTCAATTACGGTCTGCACCAAGCGTCACGTTCTTCACACTCAAAATGTGTGCGACTCCTGCAAAAGACGCTTCAAAGTCCATAACCGCCTGTGCAAACGCTTTGGCTTCCGAGGATTCATAGACCTCTGCCGTAGCAATGTAAACCTGACCGTCTGTGCCAAGATACTCAATATTGATAAGCATCGTTCACGCCTCCTTAAATATCTTCACGCCGGCCACGGTGTAGTCTGCCGCCGGGCCCATATAACCGTGAGAAAAAGCAACGACCGGGTGCCATGCGCCATTGTCGTAGACTTGCAGTGCATCGCAATGCGTCTCGGCTTCCGCGCCGTGAATCCACTGGCCAGACCGGCGGCATCCCTTCCAGCGGAACCAGTTGTAACCCCTTGTGGGTACAACATAACTAACGCTGTCCGCATCAGCTACTTCCCGGATGCGCCTGCCCCGAGCTGCGTTCTCGTAAATGTCCATCGTTCAGTCCTCCTTAGTCTTTGACTTCGCACACATCGGCCAGCTCGTAGACATCCAGACCGTGCCCGGTCTCGTCGATCAACCGCTGCACTGCCACGTTCCGGGCATCCACCGGATCCTCGGCAGGGACCTCGTAGCAGTCCCAGAACCTATCAGCTGCGTTGTAGACGTACACCTTATAGCGCTTTACGGTTCTTTTCCCCTCTAAATACTCCACAGATACGCCAAGGGCGGCGGCAACATGGCCTGCGGTGGTGCGCCATACCGGTTGACCCTTACGCATTTTCCATATAGCATTGCGTCCAACGCCTGCCTTTAAGGAAAGTTCCTCGGTAGTCAAGTTCTGACGCGCCATCTCCGCTACAACTTTCACGCGATCAACGACAATAGATTTAGACATGTTTTATCCTCCTCTCAAGCCTTAAACTCCGGGCATACAGAGCCACGGAAGCGGGTGAGGCGGATCGCGTGCTTCAGCTCCTTCTCGCTCATGCAAGCGGTCTGGAGTTGGCTGACGAACTTGATCGCCCACCACAGACCCTGCACGGTCTGGCGGTCAAGCACCGCACGGCGCTCGGCGGCGGTCTGGGCGGCGTTGTACCGCTTGAGGGTGTTATTGCAGTCTGCGGCGAAGTTTGCCGGGATATTAATAGAAAGTGCATTCATGTTTTTGTCCTCCCGTGTGTTTGTGTTTCTTAGCTTGGCTATATTATAGCATAGCTAAGCTATCATGTCAACACTTTTTTCTTCGCTCAGCTAATTTTTTCTATTGACACAGCTTTGTGCTTGCTGTATAATAAAGGTGCAAGGAGGCGTCGCCAATGAACACTCGAATCGAGCAAATCATTGCAGCGCTTAATATCAAGAAGGTTGACTTTGCCAACCGTCTTGGTGTTTCTCAGCCCTTCGTTTCTGAGCTTTGTTCAGGCCGGAAGGCTCCCAGCGACCGAACGATCTCCGACATCTGCCGCGAGTTTAACGTCAATGAGACGTGGCTGCGGACAGGCGAAGGGGAGATGTTCAACCAGATCACCCGATCAGAAAAAATTGCCGCCTTTCTCGGTGACATCACCGAAAATGATGGCGACGATTTCAAACGCCGGTTTGTGGAGATGCTGGCAGAGCTGGAGCCCGAGGACTGGAAGCTTTTGGAGCGGATGGCTGAAAAGCTGCAAAAAAAAGAGGGAAACCCGTAAGGGTTCCCCTTCTTTTGCTACCTTGATTTATTTAATCAGCTTGCTGGCGTAAACCCAGACCAGGCGCAGCTTGTGCGGGTCTGCCTTTTCCAGCAGTTTGATAATTGCGTCAATGTAGCCTTGTCGGTCTGTGGTGTTCATTCTGATGCCTCCTATGTGATATAAAATTTAATATGTGTGAGGTGGTTCCCGTGATATGGAATGTTGGATTTCGGAAAAATATCACGCGGGTTATCAATGCGGTCTTCAAGAAAAAAGATGATCCCGAAGCCCAAGAGCCGCTGCATTTTGAGCGCCCGAACGCTAAGTGGAGCAAATCACCAGAGCCCGTTGTTTTAATCGACCCTGACACCGGGGAGGAATTTGTGGATTTTCCAGAAGAATCAATACCAGAACGGATACGGAGGGTTTTGGACTCTTTTCTAGTGATAGAGAGGACTTCAGATCTCGATATTCTATTTTCAAGATATGATATGATTCTCGATACGCTCGATGAGCTCAAGAAGTATGAGAGGATGGGGTTCAAATTTGATTTTAGCCCTACTGAGCTTTATAACATGATGAAGTTTTCTCTCTCTGACCTTTTTGAGGTTGTTGTCGAAAATTCTTATATCAAGCAGCTGGAAAAACTCCTGACTTTGAAAACTCAAAATGGAAAAGCAAACTCTATTCAAAAATGGAAAGATTCTTTTTCAGATGAACGTATTACAAATTCAATGATGGGTTGTGTGATTTTGCGTTTTGACAAAATGCAGAATTTTATAAAATCAAAAGATGAGGTGTAATTATGGCGAATATCTGCCCCGTCTGCGGTGGAAAGTTTGGCCTGCTGAACCGTGAGAAAAGCGCTGACGGCTTGATTTGCGCCAGCTGCAGCAACTTTTTCTTTTCAAAATTGGGCATCCGGGCAGCAAAGCAACCGACAGCTGCCCTTGCGGACTACTGGGTTACACTGGAACAGCGTCGGAAGGTGTTCAAAGAAACCGATTCAATCTATGATGGAGATGCGCTTTTTGTGTCCATCGACAATGCAAACCGGCTGTTTTGCATTGGACACCGCAGCGGTGATAAAGGCCCTTGCATGATCTACAGCTTTGATGAAGTCGCCGGTTATGAATCTGACGCGCCTGACGATCTGATGGTGACAGAGACAAAGGGTGGTATCGGCCGTGCCGTGATCGGTGCAGCCGTTGCCGGGCCTGTGGGTGCGATCGTGGGCGCTGCCACCGCTAAAACAGAGACCCGCAAGGGTCGCAGTAAAGAGAGCGTGTCTATCCACTTTGCGCTTCCACTAGGCGAAAGCAACTTGCCGACAACGATTTATCCCGGCGGAATGACTGCGTTTCTCAAGAGTTGCAAAGGCTCTCCAGAACAGCCGCGGGGCACCGCTCCGGCTGCCCCCAGCTCCGCCGATGAACTTTTGAAGTTTAAGCAGCTACTGGATATGGGGGCCATCACGGAAGCGGAGTACAACGCAAAGAAATCTCAGTTGCTTGGCCTGTAAACCTGTTCACAACTATATTATAAAACCGCTGGTTGTTGTCGTCAATCCCCATTCGTGCACTGTTTTTAGTGGAAAAATCCACAAAAAATGCGTATTTGCAAGATACGCGCGACATGCACGAGCAATATGCAAAAAATGCACGTTGCTATTCGCGGTTGCAAGGCTGCTGCAAATTTTGCAACAGATCAGCAGCCAGCGCCCCGCCGGGCGTACCGGCTGCGTTACGCAGGGCTTGCACCTCCGGCAGGGCCTTATGTTGAATGTAGGCGCGAGCAAGGCGCTGCTGCTCTGGGGTCATATCCAAATAGCAGGCCAGCAGGGCACGGGCATGGGTGCGAAAGTGTGACAGCTTTTTCATAGCTCATTCCTCCCAGGGTGCAGGGGTGTGGTCGGTGCCGGTCAGGATGCTGGCGGGCATTCCATCGATGATGGTCATTTCAGCTTCTTTGACGTTTCTTTGCTCAAAATCCATTTTGTTTTCTCCTTTCTTTTGTGCACATCTACGATTTATAATCCAGATTTTACCATGCGCCGTTGGAAAACAAAATACGGATAAAATTTGTCGAATGGCGCAGACTTTTTCTGCGCCATTTTTTGTTAAAAACACACTGGTTTTATGGGGGTGAAAGTATGAGTTATTTTACAGCGAGCCAAATCGGAAAGGCACTTGCAAAAACGCGGGTGTCTGCTGGCCTGAGCCAAGCAGAGATTGCAAGGCGCATCGAAAAAGGAGAGCGCACCGTGCAGAGCTGGGAAAAAGGATGCACCAGCCCGGACAGTGACGAGATCATGGACTGGTGCACGGCGTGTGGGGTGTCGCCCATCACGGTGTTCATGGAGATGACCCACCCGGATCTGTACAAAGTGCCGGATGACGGCAAGGCGGACGATGAGCTAAACGCGGAGTTGCGCCGTATCGTGGTAAAACTGCCGCCGCTGACAAAAAGGCTGCTTCTCTTCATACTGAAAGGCAGTCACGGCAGCAGCCCGCCTGCTGTCATATCGGAGATAGCTGCAAATTTGCACTGCCCGCTCAATAACCGGGTCAGCATATGCGGAACAATCATCGACCAATACAACTTTGCCCAGAGCATGGGATTAGACCCATGCCCGGACGCTCCGCACCCTCCCATTGACGACCTGAAGATCAACTACAAGGCCGGAAGGGCCGCTGCCGAAAATGGCGCCTTCGGATATATCGGGCAGAAAAAGGAGTAAGCCATGAAATGCGTGAGGCCATGCTGCCGGAAAGAGATCCCGGATGGTGCTTCTTTTTGTCCGTGGTGCGGGAAGAAGCAGCCGGAAGCCGCCCCGCAGCAAAGAAAAAAGCGCCGCCGTCCTAAGGGCAGCGGCAGCGTGTATAAACTGAGCGGAGCGCGGGCAAGACCGTATGTTGCGCTTACAGCCAAAAGGGACGTTCTGGGGACGTTTGAAACGGCAGGCGAAGCTGTAAAAGCATTAGACGCTTACAACGCTCAGAACACGCCCGCAGCGCGTCTGAAGTGCACTTTTGCGGATGCCTATGCGCAATGGAAAGCGCAACCCAAATTTGACAAGCTCAGCACGGACATGCAAAAGGGGTACGAGCTGGCCTATGCAAAGGCTGCTCCGCTATACGACCGACAATTGCGGGACTTGAAAGCGGCAGATTATCAACAGGTCATTGACGCAATGGTGGAAAAGGGGCTCTCCCGCAGCTCCTGCGAAAAGCAGCGCACACTTTTTAGCCAGATCTGCGAGTGGGCAATGGCGCAGGACATCATAAACAAAAATTACGCTATGCTGCTGCAGCTCCCGGCGGCTACAGGAAAAGCAGAGCGCACCCTGACCGCCCAAGAGATCGAGCAGATCAGCAGCCGACAGAATGACCCGAAGTTTGGGCAGACGGCTCAAATCGCAATGGTGCTGCTTTATACCGGCATGCGCATCGATGAGCTGCTTTCCATGCGCTGCGACGATGTGCACCTGAAAGAGCGGTACATGCAGGGCGGCGAAAAGACAGAAGCAGGCAAGAATCGCATCATCCCTATCCTTGAGCCCATTTACAAGATTATTGCCTTTTGGATGCTGGACAGCGGGTGTGGATGGCTGATCCCATCCAAGTCCGGCACAAAGCTGGATAAGCGCAACGTGGCTACAAAGTTCCGGGCGTTGATGCAGGAATGCCATATAGAGGGCGTGCATCCACACACGCTGCGCCATACAGCCAGCAGCAAGATGGTGGAGTGTGGTCTGGAAAAGACCGCGGTGCAGGCAATCCTCGGGCACAAAAATTTCTCCACCACGGCCAACAAGTACGTGTCCCACAACGATCCAACCTATTTGTTGCAGGAAATGCAGAAGATGAAGTACTGATTTGTTAGATTGCTTGTTAGATTATTACGTTCATTCAGGAGATTTCAAGGTATTTCAAGCAAAAAGAAAAACGCACGAACGATTCATTTTCATCGTTCGTGCGTTTATTTTTGGAGCTGGTGACAGGAGTTGAACCTGCAACCCACTGATTACAAATCAAATTTATTTGGCGTTTTAACGTGAATAATCATCAATTTGTTGACTTTCCGTTAGATTATGCATCCCGTGCCCTAACGTTGAAGCTCATGTAAAAATAGCACATTTTATGTCTTTTTACAAGTCGCTTATCTTCCGCATTACGAGCTCATACTCTTTCGGGTAAACCAGCTTTATTGCCTTCATGTGCTCGTCAAGCACCTGCATCAGACCTCCGAAAGGAACAGAGCTGGCAGCCGCCACAAAGTCGCTTTGCGGTTCCGCTGCTGTGGAGTACGCCGCCCGGTAATCCGTGGGCGGCAATGACTGGGTCTGCGTTTCAGGTGCCTGCTTTTCTTCCAGCTCGTCCCGCACAGTGCAGAGGGCGGCAAGCTTTTCCACGCTCTGCCAGTCCGTCGAACCGCATTTCAGCTTGTGAATATGGGTGTTGATCTCGTCAATGTCCATGCCTGCCGCCCCCTTTCTTATGCGTTGCGTAAGATGTCAGCTGCCCGCTTGTAGGCATCGCGCTCTGCGCCGGTGGCTTCCTGCATCATGTCCTCGATGTCAGAGATCATGCGCTCACGGCCATCCGTGCGGGAGTAGTGCCCGCGCACATAGTGACGGCCACGGTTGGCGTAGCTGTTGCCCCGGTTGTAACCGTTCCCGGCATCGTGGCCAAAAGTCCCGCGCATGTCAGCTTCCCACTCACCCGCACGGCTGTAATCGCCGCCCTCGCAGTAATCCTCAATGCGGTGGATGTCCAGAATGATGTCCACGATCTCGCCGATCATCTCAACATCGCCCGGGGAGCGGTTCTTTTTGTCCGTCAGCTCCATGAGCTCTTCGCACATCTCATCCTTCAGGTGATTCAGTTTATCCAGCATGACTTTATCTCCTTTCTTATGCTACCCGCTCAACGATCAGATTGCTGTTTGCAATGCTGACTGCCTGCGTACTGGTGTTTTTAACCGACACGGTCACGCAACAGCCACGCGGCACCTCGATGAAAGCAGCCACGAAAACGTTGAAGTAATTTTCGACTGCCGCCGGGGTAACAATGGCAGTCGCACTGGTCAGCGACTCACCGCCGACAGCCAGCGCCACGGAAACAGGTCCCACAGTGCCGCCGGTTGGAATGGCGATATTGCCGCCAAAGCTTACCTTGAAGCAGGCCCTGCACTGCCCGCTGGTCAGGCCGCGCAAGGTCACAAGGCCGCTGCCCTCACGGTGCACAATGCACGCAGGCGCTTTCACTGCGGTCTCGGTCAGGGGAAGGTTTTCACCCGCTGCCACGCTGACGGTGTTAGAATTGCTAAATTCAGCCATTATCCAAAACCTCCTTTTCTGCACAAACAGGCGCATTTACTGCATAAACGGTTTTTAAGATATCCATCCAAGAATTGGATGGATCTGCTTTTTCCGTATCAAGCAGGGTTTTCAAAATGAAAACATAGTTGTTCAATTCCATCATGCTCATTTTGTTCTTATCCATGCTGTACAGATAATCTACAAACTGCTGTTTCAGCTCTGCTACGGTCATTCAAATGCTCCTTTCATAGAAAAACGCCGGGACTTTTGCCCCGGCGCTCTGGTTTGCAAAATCAGCTCAGGGGCTGAACATTTCCCATTTTGGAAAAAGTTGCCGTGATTCGGTTATGCGCAACCGTTGCAGCCGCAACCGGTGCCGCAGTTACCGTACTGGTAGGGTGCGGGTACCTGGAATGCGGGCACAGGGCGGGGGTTGTAGTAGGCCAGCTGACCGCTCATGTAGGCCTTGAGTGTTTCGTTCTGGGCTGCCTGAGATGCCGCAAGCTGTGCTGCGAACAGCTGCTGACCCTGCTCAGCGATCTTTGCGTCCTTTGCCTCGATGCGCTGTGCGGTCAGGGCGTCAAGGATGGCGCGGGCGTTCTGGTTCTGGTTGTCGATGATGTCCCGGGTGGTGTTCTGCACCGTGTTCCGGGTCTCGCAGGACTGGGTGGCCAAATTGTAGTTGACGCCCTGAATGGCAGAGCGGTTCTCGCAGCAGCACTCCTGCTGCTGCATCTGCATGGCAAACAGCTGCTGCATGAACGCCGCCTGCTGGTTTGCGCGGCTGATCTCTGCGGACATAAAGCCGTTGTTCACGGTCTGCTGCACGCCGTTGACAAGCTGAGCCTGCTGGTAGAAGCCATCACACATGCCGTTGTTGATACCATCCATCTTGCGCTCGATGTTGGCAAAATCGGAGGTCAGGACGTAGCCGTCAACGACACCGGCACCGGTGTTGCCATTGCCGCCCCAGTTGCCGCCCCAGCCGCCGCAGAAGGCGAACAGGAACAGGATGATGATCCACCATGCGCCATCATTGCCAAAGCCAAAGCCGTTGCCGCCGTTGGTGTTTGCGGGCTGAACAGGCATGGTCAGAACCGCAGAATCGGAAGAAAGAGACATTTTTGTACTCCTTTCGTGTGTTTTGAATGATTTTTATGCTTGAACCGTGGCCACGGTTACGGCTTAATGGAGGAACTGCTGAAACTGCTGCGCCATCGCCTGCAGCTGGTTCAGCTGGTTTTGTGACATTTTGCCGGATTGCAGCAGCTTTTGCACCTCTGCTTTCGGGTCGCCTTGAAAGTTTGCACGGAACTGCTGGAACTGCTGCATCATCTGCCCGAACTGACCCATAGGGTTTGGCATGGCGGGCATACCGCCGCCCAGTGCGTTAAAAAGAGGGTTTGCCATACTTATTTGACCTCCGTTTCAGGTTTTGCAGGCTCTTGCTTCTCGAGCGCCGCACAGCGGGCTGCCAGAGCGTCAAACTCTGCTCGGGTGACAAACTCCCCGCCGGGCTGCTGCGCCGTCTGAGGGGGCATTTTTGTCGCCGTGGTGCGTTCCTTGTAGTCAAAGACGCGGAGAGGCAGCGGCATCCCGCTGGTGTCGGTGCTCTTGATGTAAAAAGCGCTGTTTTCGCTGTCCATCAGCAGTACGCTGTTGCCTGCGGCGACCATATAGGCTTTTGCGCCCTCTTCTCCCTGCACCCAGATGATGGAGGGCGTAGCCTGTGCTGTCTGTGCTGTCGGCTGCTGCATCATGGGAGACTGATAGCCCACTCCCTGCCTGAGTTGAGCGAGGTTGTCCGGCATTGGCTGGCCGTAGTATGTCGGCATCTGATACGCATACGGATTGTAAGGCATCGTTTACTCCTCCTTATACCAGTAGTAAATCGGGCATTCTGCGCCGCTGTCCCAGCTGTCCCACCACGCACCGTCGATCACGGTCAGGACGTGGCCGGAGCAGCCCAACACATACACGCCGCGCGGGTACTCCCGGGCAAAATCTGCCACGGTGTAACAGGTTGTGCAGTCTGCTTCCACCATGCGGCGCTTGTAACCCTGTTTTTGGAGGTACGCGCCCCATGTGCGGTTGGCACTGGGCATATCGCCGAGGGCGTAGCCGGTGAGCGCCAGCGCAATATACGCCTGCTCCCAGCTCTGACCGGTGGCCGCAGCTACCGCCCGCACTACGCAGTCCCCGACGCTGCTCCCGCGCGGGTTTGGGTTAAACCTGTGCCACATGGCACCCCCTCCCTTTGCACCCATAGTACCTTTTCTGAAAAATCTGTGCGTTAAACGAACGTCAAACGAAGGACAAAAAAAGAAAAGCGCCCACACAGCACAGGGCCGTATGAGCGCTCAAGCATTTGCACGCAACGCGTATAAAATTTTCAAAAAAGTCTTGACAATTACACGCAATGCGTGTATAATAAAGACAGTGAAAGACACCACACAATGGAGGTAACAATTATGAAAAAACTCACTGCTGACGAGTTCGCAACCAAGGTTATGGCCACCGGTACCGAGCTTGAGGTCGATGAGCTTCGCACCCAGTCCCTGCGGAAGTACGATCGAGAATGGTCCGAAGAAGAGATCCCGGACGATGAGCAAGCCGTCGTGCTTGACATCTACGCCCACATCAACGTGCACGATGGGGATGTCAAGACTGAAGATCTGAGTGCATCCGATTATATGCTGACCGCGGAAATGCAGCTGACGCAGCAGCAGGCGGATGCCCTGTACAATGGCGACCCGGAGATCGAGCAGATCGAGCGCCAGATCATCATGGAGGAAATTTATCCGCAATACGAAGCTTTCTTGGAAAGCATGCAGTAAACAAAAAAGTCCCCCAGACGGCGCGCGAACACCGACTAGGGGACTTTAGTGAAAGACACCTCACACGGAGGTATCTATACTATACAACAACACATATCAAAAATCCATAGGAGGCCGATTATGTACACAGCTGAACTTTTTTCAATGGCAAACGATCCAAAGGCGGTAAAAGAGGTGTTCTTAAATAACGTCACCCTCAGCATCCCGGAAGATGCCGCCGGGTGCATAGATCTGGACGCTGAAAAACGGCGCCTTGCCCAGATCTGGGATGTTGCGCACATGACCATGAAAGAAATCGTTGACGCTTCCGGCTTGTCGCAGACCGCTTTTGCAAAGCAGGCGGGCGTCCCGCGGCGCACTGTGCAGGACTGGTGCGGTGAAAAGCGTGCGTGCCCGGCGTATGTCAGATTCCTGTTGGCCGAGCACTATAAGTTGCTGTAAAACAAAAAAAATCCCCCACTTTGCCTACAAAGTACCCCGCGTGACACGCAGGGCTTCGGCAAAGCAGGGGATTTTTTTTTGTAAAATCAAGAGCGGAACCGCCCACAGGCAATGCCGCTCTCTACAAAGGCCGTAGCCTTTCAAGTCTAAAGGCG